CCAACCCGACCCCCACCCCACCCCACCCCAAACGCCCTGCAAACCCGCGCCAACACTGGTGGAAGCGCGCCATGGCGGGTCCCCGCCACGCCATCCTGGGTGTGTTGCAACGGAAAAGCCCAGTGTTTACGGGCCTTCCGGAGGGGGTGGTCCGAAATCCTGCCCAAAAACGAAAATGACCGGCCGTGGGGAACTCAGCGCAAACTATTCCCGAATTTTGGCAAGGGGGGTTCCTGATCCGGTTCCGGGCTCATCACCGCTATCTCACCGCTATCTCACCGTGCGTAAGCCCAGTGTTTGCTGGGGCTTCAGGTATTCTCGGAGACTTGGAGAGATAGTTTTGAAAAAAAATATTTAGAGCCTAAAGCTGATGGGGGTAAAACGGCTGCAGCCCTTTGCTGCGCTGAGGAAGCTGCCTTTTCGGTCACAACCACTCGAAAATTTTTTTCGCGAATCTTGCTCTCCATCTCTCCAAGATCACCACTCACATAAGTGGTCGTAGTATTGCGGTATGGATCTCAAGCGAAGAGGACGTAAGAAGCCGTGGATTGCGGACAAGAGAGGTCGGTCTGATCGCAACGCTAGCGATGGCTCTATCAAGAAGTCATTCGATGGCAGCGGCGCTCAGTCGAACCCACTATACCGAACTGCCCAATGGCTGGCCACGAGGGATGCGGTTTTGTTCCGCGACCCTCTATGCGTCTGGTGCCTGTGTTGTGGGATTGCCACTGAAGCCACTGATGCCGACCACATCATCCCATCTAGCTCTCTGATGTCAAACTCCGATTTCTTCGATCAGGAGAACATCGTAGGCAGTTGCCGATCATGCAACAGCCGACGGGCTAGCTACAGCGCCAAGGGCGTATACTATGAAACAAAAAAGGAGTGGGAAGACTTCCTGCGCCGAAAGCACTTTAGAAAAATCTCTCGCACATGAGCATGCGAACTTTGCTGGCCGAAGTCAGAACAGCACTGACTAGCTACAGCGACCTTACCGACCTTATTCCAGCCAGCAAGATCACGTTGGCCCGCCGTCCCCAGCGCGACGAAATGCCTGGTATCACATACGCCATCGGCACTGTCGATTATGACGAAACGGTGCAGAGCTTTGCTGCAGCCACCACCTACAGGATGGACGTCACGATGTACGGTCGATCAGCCGACGAGGTTACAGAGATCCACGACCAAGTGAAGATGGCTCTGCTGGCTGTCAACAGCAGTGTCTTCAGCGTCCGCGTCTCGGACGAACGCTACATGGTAGACGTTGACAACAACCACATGGCTGAAGTTCAGTCCACGTGGCAGATGAATGCCGGCATCACAAACAACCAAGCCACATTGATCAGCCCTGCCTTCCAGGGGTATGATCGCATGGACATCAACTACAACTACAAGGTTGCTGGTGGGGCCACTACTGCCCTATCTCCTACTGAGCAAGTTTACTACTTTGATTTTGTATCTTCATCTGGGCAAGCAACTCACACAGTCACGCTGCCTAAGGCAGAGACCAATCTTGGTAAGATCTACACGATTTTGCTGGGCAACAACGTAGACAACAACACCATCGTTCAGCTTTCTCGATTCCCCGCCAGTTCCGATACTGTTGAAGGGTCATCTAGTTATGATTTGAATCGAGCTCACAGCGCCGTAAACATCGTTGCCGTCAAGACTTCAGCTTCTACCTACGGATGGCGCATCTGGGCATACCATGGATTGCATNACTAATGGATAAGGAATCAGTACTTGAAAAGATGAGGCGTGAGGCCGCTATGGCCCAGCAGTCTCGCGAGGGTGAGCAGGTGAAAACCGCTCTTAACAACATAGGTAAGGGCGAATTAGAGCCTATTTTCCAGCTCGATGACGATGGCCACAGGCTTTTCAGTATCGTAGTGGACTACTTGGAAGATCGCGGTTTGATCGAATCCGTCGACGTGATCACCATCACCATGTTGGCCAAGAGCCTGGCTTTGTACATCGCTGTCGCCCGCCACGTCCATGGCTTTGGAGACGTCATCCAAGTCTATCCCAACGGTACCAGCAACGTTAGCGGCGCTTTTACTGCTCTTTCCAAGGCCCAGGACCAGGTTTTGAAGCTTAGCGCCAAGCTAGGTCTTAGCCCAATGGACCGAAGCCGCATCCTTGGAGCAGCATCAAACGCTATGGCTGCGAAGGGCAAATCACAAGACGGCGACGAAATTGATTCACTTTTGTAAATGAGTGCGGTTGATGTTTCTTGCCTGAATCGAATGTGGGATTACGTTGATGACGTCATCTCAGATAAGATTGTTACGGGTAAATACATCAAAAAGGCTTGCGAGAGGTTCGTTTCCGACCTGGAGCGTGATGATTGGGAGTGGAAGTTCGATATGGAAGTGGCGGCTAAGTACATCACCTTCATAGAGAAAATCTGCAAGCATACGCGCGGCGAATACGGTGGCAAGCCATTTATCCTAGCTCCATGGCAGGTGTTTTTTGTCGGCCAGATCTTCGGGTGGGTTGCTGTAGGAGACGTGAAAAGACGTCGGTTTACTACAGCACACCTGTTTGTCGCCCGTAAAAACGGTAAATCCCAGCTAGCTGCAGCTATTGCCCTTGCCATGGCCGTGCTTGATGATGACGGTGCTCCGCAACTTGTTACTGCCGCCACTAAGCGCGATCAGGCTCGCGAGGTTTTTGATGAGATATGCCGTTGCGTGAAGTCTAGCGCCCCTCTTAGCAAGCGTTTTAGCGTTCAGAGAGCTGAGATTAAGGCTCCTAAGAGCGGAGTCATCAAGCCTTTGAGTTCTGACGCAAATACCCTTGACGGTCTCAATCTGAATTTAGCTGTGGTGGACGAGTTCCATGCCATGAAGAACGCCGACCTCTACCGAGTCCTGGCTTCGTCAATGGGTTCTCGCAAGTCACCCCTCATGCTTGCTATCACAACGGCTGGGTTCGTAGCCGATGGCCCATGCGCTATGTTCATGTCTGCTGGAAAGACCGTCTTGGATGGCAAGAAGTCTAATGACAGGTTGCTTATCCTCCCATACGAAATTGATGAGGGTGATTCCTGGGACGATNAGAGCGTTTGGGCTAAGTCAAATCCAAACCTTGAAGTATCGATCTCTAGGGAGTATTTAGAGACTCAATGCAAAAACGCAAAGCTATACGGGAGCCGTTCGGTGACAGAGTTTATGGTAAAGCACTTGAATGTATTCGTTGGTTCAAGCGCAATCTGGATCCCCGACGACGACTGGATGGCAACAGAAAACCTCCGCGATCCTCACGTTACTCACGTCATCGACGCGAAAACGAACAAACCCGTCGCCTATCTCGGTCTCGATTTGGCCGCCACTGATGACATCACGGCTGTATCGATTTGCACTGGAAGTGAGGAGAATGGTTGGGGTATCGTCATGCACTATTTCCTTCCTGAGCGAGCTATTGAGCGCCGTTTGGACAAGGATGAGAACAGCATGTATCTAAAGTTTCGCGATCTAGATAACGTTCACGTCACCCCTGGTAACGTTACGGACTACAATGTTATTCGCAGACTCATCAGTGGCCACTACATCCTTGACGGAAAGGTGGAGTACGACGCGAACAACCTGATGGAGAAGTATTTGATCAAAGGCGTGGCGTACGACCGATGGAACTCTCTCAACCTTATCCGCGATCTGGAGGGTGACGGCGTACCATGCGATCCATTCGGCCAAGGGTATGCTTCGATGTCGTTTCCCTCTAAGGAGTTTGAAAAGTCCGCTCTCAATGGCAAGCTATGCCACGGTGGAGACGAGGTTTTGCGGTGGATGATCGGCAACGTAAACCTTCGTTACGACCCCAGCGGCAACATCAAGCCGGACAAGGCTAACAGTGGTGAGAAGATCGATGGTGTGGTTGCTGCAGTCATGGCTATTGGTGAGGCTTTGACCTATGAAGAGGACCCGCCAAGCGACTTTGAATTCTTCATGAGCGTCGTAGGTGTGTAATTTTATTATACTCACATAACCAAATATAGTTTTGCACAAACTCAACGCGTGCAATCTAAGCCAAGTATCTTCCGGCGGGCCTACGACGCACTGTTCAAGCGAGCCACCTATCTTCCTGGAGTAAGCACTCTTCGCACAAACTATGTTCGTTTGTATGGGGAGGGATACCACCATGGTAGCGACTCCCTTGAAATTGCTGCTGTCTACGCTTGTGTCAGCAAAATTGCAGACACCATTGCTAGCCTAGAGGCTTCTGTGGTTCGCGTGGGCGATGACGGATCTCGCCAGGTCATCAGTCAGCACCCCGTTCACAAGATGATCTCTCGATCACCTAACCAATACATCGGGGCTTACGAGTTCTGGCAGATGATTGTCAGCGACGCACTCATTCATGGCAAGGGGTACGGTTACATCGACCGCACCGAGATGAACATCTATCACATCCCTGCCGCGATCATGACTCACATCGTTGATCCAGACACCGGCAAGAAGTGGTACAGCTACGACGGGGCCCCAGGGCCTATTCCTGCTGATGATATGTTTGAGGTCGCGGCCTTCCGAGGCTTGAACCCCACTCGCATTCAGTTGCAGAACCTTTCTACTGCCAAATCCGTGCAGGATTTTGGATCTAAGTTCTTTGAGAACGGAGGCATGCTTGGCGGCATCCTCTCTACCAAGGAGCATATGAGTGCGGAGCAGATTAAGCAGGCCACTGATATGTGGGAGCGTGAATACATGGGTCGCCACAACGCACACAAGATCGCCATCCTTGGCGGAGGCTTTCAGTACCAGCCCTTGAGTATCCCTCTTGAGCAAATGCAATTCCTGGAGGTAAAGAAGTATACCACCGAAGAGATTGCGCGCATCTACCAAGTCCCACCAGCTATGATTGGTATGGAGGGTAACACGGCATACAGCAACTATGAGCAGCAAGTCCTCCAGTTCCAGCAAGGAACGATCCTCCCGTGGGTTAGACGTATTGAAATGGAGGTTGAGCGAAAGCTCCTTANCGACGACCAGCGACTGCAGTGTTCCTTCAACGTCGACACCCTGCTCCGAGGAGACAGCAAGTCGCGAGCCGAGTATTACCACACCCTCTTGCAGGATGGTGTCATGTCCATTAATGAGGTTCGCGCTAAGGAGGGACTTGGCCCTGTTGATGGCGGCGATGACCACCACCTGCAATTAAACATGATTCCACTCGATCGGATGCAGAGCTATGCCGATTCAGTGACCAAATCCAACAATAACCAAGAATAATGGGTTTCTACTATATCAAGATTTACAACGCGCGCCCACAAACTTCTGGTGCCGCCGTTGGCGTAAAGGGCAACGAACGTGCTGGAACCGCTCAATTCGAATTCACCACAAGTGACGTAGCTACTACTACGGAAGCAGCCATTGAGATGTTAGGTGCTTTTACTGAAAGCCCATTGTTTAGCAAAGCTTCGCCAGATACGCTTAATCTTGGCCNGGGCATTGCCTTNCCTGCCGACGCCACGTCAGGCGCTTGGAGTAAGCGCGTAGGCAAGGGCGTTTATGCCTACAGCATTGGTTATGACGAACTTGATGCAGCCGACGCTAAGGCCGCAGCCGTTGACAAGAACTTGGCATAATGGCGCAGACCTACGGAGGATATCCCGACTCAGCTAAGGCCGCTGCTCGCAAGGCTCTGCGCCACCGCGAGAAGAACGGTAGCAAGTGCGGTACCTCCGTAGGGTGGGAGCGGGCTAATCAAATCGCTTCTGGCGAGAAGCTCTCTCTGTCGACTATCAAACGAACGTACAGCTTCCTGTCTCGTGCAGAAGTTTACAACAAAGGCCGCTTCACCGATAAGGACGGCCGTGAGATCTGCGGCAGCGTGATGTACGCAGCGTGGGGAGGATCCTCTATGCGTAGCTGGTGCAGTAGAATTATCAATGAGAATAAATAACCCGACATGGCAAACAACGTAGAAAAGCGTTTTGTACAAGCCGATCTTGAGGTTCGTTCAGAGGAAGGTAAGCCCACCGTTATCGAGGGCTATGCTGCCGTCTTCAACGACGAAACCGTGATTGGTGGCGCATTCGCTGAGCGCGTTGCTCGCAGTGCTTTTGAAGGGGCGGACATGAGCAATACTGTTGCTTTGTTCAACCATGACATGAACCAACCCCTGGCCCGTGTCGGTCACGGCTTGGAGCTTGAGGTTGATGAGCGTGGGCTCAAGTACCGCTTTGAATTGGGCAAGCAGAGCTACGCAAAAGATCTTGAAGAAAACATCCGCATGGGCAATGTCACGACCAGCAGCTTTGGCTTCACCGTCAAGGAGGATAGCTGGGAGCGTCGCTCTGACGGATTGAATATCCGCACCATCGAGCAGGTCGGCCTGCTCTTCGATGTTTCACCCACTACCCAGGGGGCATACCCCACCACCGAGGTTGGTCTCCGATCAATGGAAGCGGCCCTGTCCAACGAGGAGGTTGCAGAGCTGGAGGAAGAGGTGATCCGATCTGAGGAGGAGCCCGTAGCCCAGGAAGAGGAAGACTGCGGATGTGATGACAATGCCATCGAACCAGTGCAGCGCGCCGAGGAGCCAGCAGCTACTGAGGACGATGAAGAGGAAGAGAAAGAGGAGGAAACCGAGGAGAAGGCAGAAGAAGGTGAGCAGGAAGAGCGCGTCGACGTACTTGTCGACACGAGCATCTTGCCGCACCCATATGCTCTTGATGAAAACCCTGAGCCGGAGGCTCGATCTAATAACAACAATTCCAATAATATGGAGAACAAAGAAAAGAACGCTCCGGCCTACATCCAGGGTCTGGGCGATGTAGCTGAAAAGCTGCAAAAGCGTTACGACTTCGGAAAGGCTATCCGTGAAGCGGCACAAGGTCGCTTGACTGGCCTCGAAGCAGAAATGAACCAGGAGGCTCGCACCGAGTTCACCTCCTCAAAAGTAAATGTGTCTGGCGGCATCAACGTACCGAGCTTCCTGACCAACGGTGAATCTCGTGCCGCGATTGCCGTGGACGGAACCAACGCCAACGCTACCGAATTTGGCGGCGCAATCGGAAAGGTTGATGCCGGCTTGATTGGATCATTCGCCGCTGGTGACTTGGCTACGCGTATGGGTGTCCGCAACATCACTAGCGCAACTGGCGATGTGGTGTTCCAGGTGCAGACAACTGCTCCTACCGTTGCCAATAATGATCAGGAGGGTGCGGCATCAACCATTGCTAACCCAGGTTTCCAGGCCCGCACCTTGAGCCCAACTCGCTACTCAGCTCACGTGCAGGTGACCGAGCAGCTCTTGGCTCAAAGCAGCCAGGACATGGGTGCTTTCGTTGCCCAGGAGATCCGCAAGGCTGTTGACCGCAAGTTCAGCGCCGACGTGGCTTCGGCTTTGCACACGGCTGCTGATACGCACAACTTGGGCGGTACTGGCATGGAGGAGTACAATTCCACGACCTACAACGCTATCCACCTTGAGGAGTTTTTGCTCTCAAAGGACGTCGACCTCTCCAACGTGCGTGTAGCTGCCTCTGCTAAGGCTTATCGCCAGGAGCGCGGCAACAGCATCGATGCAGGCTCTGGCTTGGTCCACGCTACGTCTCCAGCCTTGCGTCAGACCGTGTTGGGATACAACGCCACTGTATCTTCAGCAATTACGACCGGTGAGCTGTTCATGGCTGATGTGACCCAGTTGGTGCAGTGCACTTGGGGCGGTATGAACTTGATCATTGACCCATACACCGATGCCGATAAGGGCGTGGTGCGGATCATTGCTAACCTCTACCGCGACTTCTCTGCCTTGAACTACAACGGTATCATCGGTTACGACGCGGCCTAATAACTCCTAACTGAAACTGGGGCCGGGAAATGGCCTGGCCCCATTTTTTTCTTTCTGCATGAACATCAAGATTACGCGCACCTCCACTGNCGCTGGTTACACCCTTTACGACGGTTCTGAAGCTACCGCCATGGGTTTGATCCGCTCTCACGTGCGCGCTATCGACGACAGCGAGGACGATCTTTTGCAGCTCTATCTCGACGCCGCCATTGACTACATGCAGGAGCTTAGCGACAGGGTCCTTGGCGCAAGCGATGTGGTGGTAACTCTCGACTACAACGAGGCTAGCCGCCCCGTGATGATCCCCAAGTGTCAGAACGCAGGGAGCACCGTAACAATCAAGTACCGCAAGGACGATCAAACGTGGTCGGAGGATGTGCTGAGCGCAACCATCCCGGATCCAGAAANCCNGCCTGACGGCACCCTCCCCAACCCCGACTACATCGAAGACCTGGAGTACNTGTACCTCTACGACCGGTACCCTGTCCATGTCAACGTAGCCGACTTGCTCAAGAAGACTACCGACCGTAGCGACTTCAACCAAGACTTCGTACAGCTCGCCTTTACTGCTGGCACGGCCCTGGGCTCGCTTCCTAAGCAGTACCGTCAGGCAGCCTTGCTCTTGGTGGGTCACTACTACAACATGCGTGAAGCCGAAAATATCGGCGGTATCACCGTGGAGCTCAAAGAGGGTGTCCGCCGTCTCATCCAAAGTGTAAGACAATACTGATGAAGGCAGGGCAACTCAACGAGAAGATTGACATCTACCGTCCCACAAGGACTATCAATCAATTTGGCGACGTCATCGAAACCTACGCGGAGTGGAAGATGGGCGTGCGCTGCAGCATCCTCTCTCTGGGAACGCCTTCGGCTGGTGCATCGGAATTTACCGATGACGATCAGGAGGTGGGTGAGATGAAGGCTGAATTCAAGTGTCGCTGGGTCAGCGACATCAAGTTTGACGACGTCATCGTATGGAACGGTGGCCACTTCAACTTGTACTCGATTTTGCCTATTGGTCGCCGCGAGGGTATGCGTCTGCGCGCCCGTCGTCGCGACAATGGGAACCTTCCTATTACTGGTCACACCGAAACTAACCCAAATATCTGATGGCTAGTTCTGGTGGATACAAAGCGAACTTCTACCTGACCGGCTTCAAGCGGTCCGATCCCTTTGCTACGCGCTTGCGTCAAATCAAGAGCATAGCTAACAGGAAGAAGGTCATCTTCCGAGCTATGGCTAACGCTGGTCAATCTATGCGCGACGCCATGGAGGCTGGCGCCCCCGTGAGGACGGGTGTGCTGAGCCAGTCGTACAGGATCAGAAGACTGAAAAATACCCCACAGTTTGTATTCGGTGTTCGCATCGGTGCAATCAGTGGACCCCGAGTCGTGTCGCCAGGCATGCTGGACAACGCCAAGATCGATGGTTACGATGAAGGCGATCAGTTCCAGATGGCGGGGTGGCGCGATCACTGGGCTGAGTTAGGGACTAGGTACCAACGTGCCCAACCCCACGTTCAGCCAGCAATTAAAAAACACCTTTCCACATACAACCTTCGTTTGCGTAGGGCTCTGGCGGAGATCTTNCAGACCAAGTTCTACAAGAAGATGGTTGGTCAGGTATAAAACAAAAACATGGCACTACTAAACGCAAACTACCTTGGGCTTTATGCCTTTGCCGACTCGGGGCAGACCTCAGCGTACCGAGTCGTTGACAACGCTTCTCTTTCTACTGCAAAAACAAACTTTCTCTCTGCCGCCGCTAATGGCGAGTACGGTCTTCTCGTAGACGGTAACGACCTGTGGGAGGATACGGCCGGCGTCCCCGCTATTGGTTACGAAGACACTGCCACTTGGACTAACGCTGCCGCAAGCCTCGACCTCCTGGCTGCCGCCACCTCCACCACTCTCGATATGAACAACTCTATCGACGAGGTGGTAGCTAAGAGCACCCAGTGCAACTCCGAAACCTACATCGTAGGCGGGGCACAGGCGTGGAGCTTGTCTGCTGACGGTTTGATTCAAGACACTATTTCAGGCGGCCAGATGGGGGCTACAGCACTCATGGACATCGCTCGCGCCAGTGAGTATGTGATCGTTCGCTTCGTCCTCGATGTCACCGACAAAGACGCGGCTGGAACTGCTGAGAATCAAGTCAACTACATTGGTCAAGGCATCATCGAAAACGTAAGTCTCACAGGCGGATTTGACGACACGGCGACGTACTCTGTTACTGTTCGTGGATACGGCAAGTTGTACCGCTATAACAACGCAAGCTAAGAAATCATGGCAGTAATTAACGCAAACTGTTTGGCTATCTACTACGACAGCCAAAACTCACAAAGCAAGGCCACGGTACTTGGCCCATATGCAAACGTCGCAGCATACGAGGCGACCTCGCCTGGTAACACTTCAAACATCATCCTTGCTGACGATGATGCTAGCAGCGGTGAACGAAACATCTTTACCGCCTACGGCTCAACAACTTCTAGCACTTGGACTGAGTACGGTCTTACCTTGGCTGGCGCGGCCACTACGAGCTCAGTGGACTTGTCTAATACTGTTGACAACGTAGCTCGCGATGGCTCTGGCGGTGTCCTTCAGCAGGCCACCCAGGAATGGAGCTTGACGGCTGACGGGTTGATCGAGTCTAGCAACGATGCTGGTGAGAGCCTCATGGACCTCGCCCGCAACAAGTACTACGTCTTCGTGAAGTTCTCTATCGACAAGAACGGTGTTGCTACCGACTACGTTGGTCAGGGCATCATCGATAGCGTCACGCTCTCTGGCGGAGTTGATGAGATCGCTACGTACAGCGTCTCTATCACGGGTGTAGACGCACTCTTCAAAGCATAATAACCCGGGGCGGCGGGAACGCTCGTCGCCCCTTTTTTCTCCAACCACATGAATACTCTTCGAGGACAATTTTCTTTTGAGCTCGGCAAGAAGAAGTACCAAGCTTCTTTGACGCTTAACGCTCTCCGTCTTATGTGCAATGCCATGGGCGTAAAGCTGGCTGACATCGACAAGTGGCTCAATGACGATCCATTGACGGCGGTGCCAGCTTTTGCATACTATGGCGTCAAAAACGAATCGGCGCGAAAGGGCAAGGACTCTGGCCTTCCAGACTTTGAGCAATTCTGCGCTCTCGCTCTCGACGATCAGGAAACGCTTGACGCCATGATGAAGGCGGTCACAGCGGCTCTTGGTGGCCAAGAAGACGAGGAGCCCGAGGGAAACTAACGCCCCCCGAGACAGACTCGTCTGAGGTTCTTACGTGGAACAGCCTGTACAAGGCTGGACTCATGATGGGACTCAAGCCCGACGAGTTTTGGGGGTTGACCTTAAGGGAGTTCTCTTGGATGAGGGAGGGCTACATGCAAGACATGAGTCATCGATGGGATCACACCGCATCGATTCTATGCATGATAGCCAACGTCAACTCGGCCAAGGGCAAAACGTTTAAGCCGGATGATTTCCATCCGTTTAGCAAAAAGTCTAATCAGGGAGTTCGCAACAAAGAAGAAGCTGCTGCGCTCCTGGAGAAAATGAGAAACTTCAATGCCTAGTATTACAGGTGCCAGTAGGCTAGCGGCCATTATGACCCTCGACCTCCGTCCGTTCTTGAAGAACACGGAGATCGCAAAGACTAAGCTTTATCAGTTTCAACAGCAGGCCCAGGCTATTGGTTCGGGGACTCTCCGCACCATTGCCCTGGGCTTTGGCCTTGTAGGACTTGCTGCCATCGATGTAGCTAAGGACTTCAATGAGATCGAGTCTCAGCTCCGCGCCATCGGCGGTAGAGACAACATCGACAAGGTGATCGACCAAGCCCGTGAGCTGGGCCGTACCACCAAGTTCACCAGTACCGAGGTGGTGACCCTCGGCCTGGAGCTACGTAAGCTCGGTTTCGATGCCGAGCGCGTTACGGGCGCTATGACTGTAGCCACCAAGCTTAGTCAGCTCTTTGGTGGTGAGCTATCGAAGGTGGGTGTCACCATCGCCGAGGTGCAGCGTCAGTTTAAGGGGGCCAACGGAGAGCTTCGGTCGTTTGAAGATATCGGCGACATCTTCGCTGTAGCATTTAAGGAGAGCGCCCTTGATATCACGAACCTCGGTGGCGCCCTCAAGAACGTAGGTACGGTAGCCAGCCAGTCGGGTCTCACGTTGGAGAAGACTGTGGCTTTGCTTGGGGGCCTGGCCAACTCGGGACAGAAGGCCGAGCGTGCTGGTACNCGTCTCAAGACTACGCTTATCCGTTTGGGTCGGGAGTTTGGATTCACGGAGGATCAGACTCGGCTCCTTCAATCTGGAACGCTGGATATTGCTCAAATCTTTGACTTGCTCAAAAACAGGGCTGGTCTTGCGGGTGCCGTGATTAGCCAGAACTCCAAGGAGATCGCCATCTTGGAGGAACGCCTACTGGACGCTAAGGGAGCTTTGGACGCTATGTCTCAGGGTCTTGANGGCGAGCTGTTTATCAGCGTAGCTAAGGTCAAGGCCGGCCTTGAAGATATGGCCATCACCCTTGGCGACGCCTTGGCTCCGTATGTGGAGTCTTTATCTGAGTCAGTGTCTGACTTCGCCAAGTATTTTGACGGTCTCTCACTATCGACAAAAGATTCGATAGCTCAACTTACAATTCTGTCGGTCCTTCTGCCAGTTTTGACTGCTGCTTTTGCGGGACTTATAGCTGCTTCACTTGCTCTTTGGGCTAATCCAGGCATTGCTGCTATAGCTCTGCTTGCGACTGTTTTCTTGGACTTGCAAATCAAGGCTGCTGCATACAGGAAAGAGCAAGAGCAACTGAACAAGGCGTTTAGTCAGTACTATGACCTGATGGTTGGGGTCAATGAAAATGGCGATACGATTTTTGACCCACGCCTTCTTGCCGAAAGTAGCACTCAGGCTCTAGAACAGGTTCTAAAGAACACGGAGACTGCTATCGAAGCTGCTCGAAAAAGAGTTGAAAGGGCAGAAGAGCAGAGGCAAAGAGCTATCAACAGAGCTATCGCATCGGGTCAGGCAGCGGCTGCCGCAAGCCCTCTTTTGGCCGATGATACCGCTGCAACTAAGAGGACAAGAAAGGAACTTATTTCTTTATATGGCCAACAGTCCGACTTGCTTGACATCTTAGAGAAGAGAGAGGATCGATTGCTTGACTTGGCGGACGAAAGGCTTGAGGTAGCTAGACGTTATTCAGAGTCTTTGGGATTAAATAACGAGCTGACGCTCAAATTCCAAGAGACCTGGTACAAGACAGGCAGCACGATTGCCGAAGCACTAGGTAAATTTGGTTTTGCTGTAGATGATCTTGAGGTTGTAAGAGAGAAGATTGAGCAGATCAATGACCTCTCGTTCCTAGATATTTTAGCTGATGGATTCCCAACAGATCTGGTTGACGGGATTCTCGATAAAGGTTCTCTTGAAGATCAGAAGAAGCTTGTTGAGGCTATTGTAAAAGAGCTTGAAAAAATTGGTCTTGAAGCGGTTGGTGAGGATGCAGTCGACTTTGCTAAACTCTGGGAGGAGGCGTCTAGGTCTTACGAGGCTACTCTTAAAAAGCTGGCGGCTCGTATTGAGCTGAAGGGCATTGTAGACGCGAGGAAGGAGGCTATCGGCTTGGCTGAGTCCATGAAGGAGCTCGGTCTATCTACTGAGGACGCCTACCTCAAAAGCAAACTTACCGCATATACGTCCGAGCTGGAGGGCTTGCTTGGCATGGGGTATAGCGAGACGGGCAAGACCGTTGTAGACCTCACCAAGAAGATCGAGGATCTAAACAAGGAGATAGGCGCCCTGTCGGCTAAAAACGCCCTGCAACAAGCCCTGGGGGCTCCTGAGGACGTAGAGTTGTATGCCCAGAACTTGGGCATATTCACCAAGTCTCTTGCTGGCCTAGCCTCGTTGGAGACAGCTCGGCTCAAGTCCGATCTTGACGCTATCTATGCAAACTTCAATGATCCCAACGGCACAAAGACTGTAGAGGACCTAGAGAAGGCTATTAGAAAGTGGCTCCAAGCCTTGGACGCGCAAGAGTTCCTAGAGGAGAAGGAGAAGATTGACGATGCTCTAAAGGATCTGGTACCTAAGTTTAAGAGCCTTAATGAAAGCATCAGGCTTGGCGATCTAAACCAAGAGGACGCAGCAAGCGAGCGTATCAACCTCCTTCGTGAAGAGATCGACTTGCTTGAGCAAAGAAAGATTCTTACGGGCGAGGAGTCGAAGAGACTCAAGGCTGCGAGGGTAGAGCTCCAGCAGAACCTGGCTATAGCTAAGGACTTTGAGAATGCGGCTGGTATCACATCGTTCTTTCAGACTCAGATCTCGTTTTTGGGTGACGCCTTCCTTGCGGCGGCACAGAACGGGGAGGACTTCTTCACGGTTCTCAAGAAGAGCTTCCTTGACACCTTCTATGCCCTGGTGGCCAAGCTCATCACTCTCATCGCCCTTTACGGTATCCTTGCCGTAGTGTCTGGAGGGGCCAGTGCGGGAGCCGGCGGCATCAAGGGAGCGGCGGCAGCAGCCATGGGCGAAAACTTCGGCTCNTTCCTTGGCTCCAACCTCACTGGTGTCAATCGATCGCTTGCCGTAGGTAGCAGCTCCGCCAGTACTCCTGGCTCTGATGACGGTAGCCTAAAAGTCATGGGTGCCGTATCAGGCAACAACCTCGTAATCATGAACCAGCGCGGCAAACGCGCATTCGATCGTACTTTTGGGTAATGGCTATCACCAAGAACTTTGAGACGGTATACACGGCCCCAAAAGGGGAAAAGTACACGGTGGTTATCGGCACTCTTAGCGGCGATGTTCCGGTTGGCGCTTCCTTCAACAAGGAGTTGGAGATGATGGCCCCTGGCCTTACGATATCGTACAACGCCGACCCCAACACATCGTTTAAGCCCATCATGGCTTCAAACCTGTCTGCGTCGTTTAAGATGACGCACGATCAGTACATGAAGTGGCGAGCTCTCATGGAGCAGCCAGAGGGCGATGTCTTTGTTGTGGTGTACAAGGGCGATATCCAGGACTCCGACTATGTCTTTTGGTACGGGCATATGCTTCCCGAAAGCTGCGTCATCGACATCCAGGAATGCCTTATTTCGGTTCAATTTATTGATGGGCTAGCCTCACTAGCCTATGTGGACTGGAAACAGAACGACGGTACGCCATATGATGATTGCAACCTGCAGGTTGTGATGGGCAATATCTTGAAAAAGATTCCCGGGTGGATGGCTTTCTACAACCTGCACGCCAGCAATGGAAAGCTCAAGGCGGCCATCAAAGAGGTCGGCCTGCCTAGACCGTCTATCAACGTCAGTGTGACCGACGTACCATTCGAAGGTCAGAACATGCTGCAGATGACGTGGATACAGCAGAGGACCTTTGTCAAGAGAAAGAAGCGCACTGAGAAGTGGCGTCAGTTGCCATCGGATCCAGAGTTCATCAGCACTTATGACGTGCTTGAGGACGTATGCGCCATGTTTGGCTGCAACTTCTTCCTCTCTAGGGGCTACTACTGGATGTTCAACCGGCCTGCTGTGCTGCAGTTTGACGCCGACAACTCGGTGGTCAAGATGGCGCTCCACAGAACCACTACCACAAGCCCCGATCTTTTTGCATCCGGAAATGCTGCGTCTACCATTTCAGATCTTCTTAGAGACGTCGACGACACTCACGACTTCATCGCTGGAGCCACTGAGACACGGAGCATACCGATCTCGGGAGTCTATATGGAACACGAGGAGGCGGGCAGCGACTTGATCATTGCAGAAGGCGTCTCCAGCCTGGGTTACGACCCTGACTTGGCATCGTCTCTTGGCGCCAACTTCTTTACGTCTGGATCGCCTGTCAATTATTCTAACGCGTCTTACTACATAGAGTCACTGCACTATGTTTTGTGGCGTTGGTTTCGAAGCACGGATGCGGAGTGGGACGCCAACCAGTTGCCAGGGTATAACCTCAACGGCGCCGCTAGAACGTATTACGGAACGGGCAGCAACCTTGTGGAATGGAAGCACCCGCTGGCTTACTGTGGTTATCCAGAAAGGAAGCGTTATGCGCTAGCCCTGCCTGGCGGCAACGAGTTTCGAATCAAGTTTTCTGGCAACCTCGTAGCTCGATCAGACAACCCTTCCGGCAAGGACTTCTGGGTTGGAGCCGTAGCAGTCTTAAAGCTGCGCCTTCAGGTTGCTCATACCGACGGCACTAACTACAGGCTCAAGAGGTGGGTTAAAACTCATTGGTGGGATACGGAGACACAGTCTGCCGACGGGATTCGTATCAACGGTATCACTAGCGTGTACTTGAACAGTGACGTCTATTACTACCGTAAGTACTACGATGAGCTCGAGTGGGTTGATGAGAATGACGCGGACTATGCTGATGCTTTTTATGAGATCATCATCCCGCATGGTGACAACAACAGGATAGAGTCTTACTATGGGTCTGACACCGAGGCTCTCGATGTCGAGTACGCCAATCAGACCGTGTACACGCCATTCCACGTTGAGGTCAGCGGCGATAATACAGGCGACGGCGTCATCTTTGACAAGAAGGTAGATGACGAGCGAGGCAAGTACTGGTTCGTTGAAGACCTGTCTTTCACTTTGCCTGAGGTAGCTGGAGAATTTGACTTCCTCGATAGCGACTGGATCCTTGAGATGTACCTGGCCGATCAAGGGCCACGACCTAACGTAGACCCCACCACACTACCTCTTTGGTATGAAAACGCTCCTGGTGGAACCGATCCAGCAGACATGTGGACTGACAACAACTGTCCAACTAACAATCCCAGCTACAGGAGCTCTTCCTCTGAGGGGACCTTTGAGATTGGATACACGGACGGCGTGATCGACACTAATGTTGGTTGGGGGCCTGGCGATTTTGACACCTCGGATGAAAAATACCTATATCCCAAGGAGTTCATGATGAAAAACTGGGCGGTATACCTTGGTGACGGGTCGGCTGAAAGTAATGTCTTGACATCTGTCAATGGGGGTCCTGGGTTTGAGGAGATGGGTATGACGTCCTCACGTCTAGGCTCTCGATCCACGTACAACCATTCGTATACTCACGGTGCCCTAAAGACCAAGTATTGGTTTGAAGGATCTCTTCTGCCCGACACCAACTGGACGTCAGTGACATCATACCCTAAAACACAGATCTATTGGGTTCCTTACAAAAACGATGAAGCAGGCGGTGCTGGCTTGACTGACGCATACAATAGCCTGCACGGCTTGGTGTGTTCAGAATACATGAGCTTTTTTGCAAGCAGCAATATGATGGTGACTGGATCTATTATAGCTAGAGTGCCTGGAAATGACTCCTATTTTGGCCCATACCAGACGATTCAAACCAACAAGCTTGACGGTATCTCAACGCTGAAACTCGTGCCGTTATCACTGTCGTGGAATATGGTATCTGGGACTCAATTTACCGCTATGGCCATCCCGAGCGGTCGGTATGCCGCTGTCGAAGAGTATGTCGAGAGCAACAACAAGGGTCCTGGCGGTGGCCGCAAGCCTGGCGCCCTGCCTACAGGCAAGGTTATGGCTAGCGTCAGTCAGATCCGCCAAAACCGCAACGTGGGACAGCAAAACACGGGTAACATCACCGTCATAGACGGCAAGGTCACTGATCTTAACACCGCGAAGGACGAACTCGAACTACTACAACTCTTTATGGAGAAATAATGGCACTCAACTACAAAAGTTATCAGT